ACAATCAAAGAAAGTAGATAAAATATTATGACTATGGATTCTATTAATGAAATATTAGATGCTATTATCCGCGGATCCCTTTTAGGCTTTTTAGCTGGCTTCTGGTTAATGGGACTTGCTGCGATATGGAAGTGGTTCCTGGGTGTTGCAAAACGTTTCCTTCACTGGCTTTTCCCAAAAGCAAAATGGTTCCAGCCAAAAGAACATACCCCAAAAGGAAACTAATATCAAGGCGGCAGTACTCCCCGGTGCTGCTGCCCTTTTTGTAAAGGAATGAGATTATGATAAAAGAAATGTCAATTGATTTAGAGACCTATAGCGATGTAGATATCTCCAAATGCGGAGCTTACAAGTACGCTGAATCTGATAATTTTGAAATATTACTGTTCGGTGTATCCATAGATGGCGGTGAAGTACAGGTATTTGATCTGGCCTGCTGCGATACTATTCCTGATGATATCCTTGCAGCCTTATCTGATGATACTGTTACAAAATGGGCCTTCAATGCCAATTTTGAAAGAATCTGTTTATCCCATTGGTTAAAAAGGCATCACCCTGAGCATTTCAAAGGCTACGGTATTCCCGAAGATCCTGCTTCCAAATATCTGGATCCATCCTCATGGAAGTGTACCATGGTATGGTCAGCCTATATGGGCTTACCACTCTCGCTTGAAGGAGTCGGTACAGTTCTTAAATTGCAGGATCAAAAAATGAAGGAAGGCAAAGACCTCATTAAATACTTCTGCTGTCCTTGTAAACCGACAAAAATAAATGGTGGCAGAACCAGAAATCTTCCAGAACATGCTCCCGATAAATGGGAAGCCTTCAAAGCCTACAATAAACGTGATGTAGAAGTGGAAATGGCTATCAAACAAAGATTATCAAAATTCCCGGTTCCTGACTTCGTCTGGGATGAATATCATCTCGACCAGGAAATCAATGACCGCGGAATTATGCTGGATATGGACGTAGTAAAAAATGCTATCGCATTTGATGAAAAGTCCAAGTCAGAGCTTATGATATCCATGCAGAATATCACAAACCTCGATAATCCAAACTCCGTAATTCAGATGAAACAATGGCTCTCTGATCATGGTATTGAAGCAGAATCCCTTGGTAAGAAGGATGTGGCTGCTATGATAAAAAATACTGATGGTGATGTGGCTACCGCATTGAAACTCAGGCTCCAGCTTGCAAAATCCTCCGTAAAGAAATACCAGGCCATGCAAAGTGCAGTATGTAAAGATGGTAGAGCTCACGGTATGTTTCAGTTCTACGGCGCAAACCGTTCAGGAAGATGGGCCGGACGATTGATTCAGTTACAGAACCTACCGCAAAATCATATGAATGACCTTGCTGATGCTCGTGAACTTGTCCGTACCGGTGATTATGATTCTTTGGAACTGCTTTACGATGATATCCCAGATACTTTAAGCCAGCTGATTCGTACCGCCTTTATTGCAAGACCGGGATACAAATTCGTGGTATCTGACTACTCTGCAATCGAAGCCAGAGTCCTGGCATACCTTGCAGGTGAAACCTGGCGTTCCAAGGTATTCGCTGAAGGTAAGGACATCTACTGTGCATCTGCCAGTCAAATGTTTGGTGTACCGGTCGAAAAGCACGGTATCAATTCGCACCTCAGACAGAAGGGCAAAATCGCAGAGCTTGCTTTAGGATATGGTGGTTCCGTCGGTGCTCTTATTTCTATGGGAGCTTTGGATATGGGATTAACAGAGGATGAACTTCAGCCACTGGTTGATTCCTGGCGTGCCTCCAATCCAAATATTACCGCCTTTTGGTGGAATGTAGATAATGCAGTTAAGACTGCTATCAAAATGAAGGTTCCTACAGAGGTAAACGGAATCAAATTTCTCTGTCGAAGTGGAATGCTCTTCATCAAGCTTCCTTCCGGTAGAACTCTTAGCTATGTAAAGCCTCGCATCGGAGAAAATCGATTCGGCGGTGAATCCGTAACCTATGAAGGTATCGGCTCCACTAAGAAATGGGAACGAATCGAAAGCTACGGTCCGAAATTCGTTGAGAACATTGCGCAGGCAGTCTCCAGAGATCTTCTTTGTTTTTCCATGCGCACCCTCTCCCACTGCTTTATTTGTGGTCATGTCCATGATGAGCTCATCATCGAAGGCAGCCAAGATGTTGATCACAAATCCATCTGCAATATCATGAGTAGGTCTCCAGACTGGATGCCTGATATCCTGATTAGAGGCGATGGGTATGAAACCGAATTTTATAAAAAAGATTAAAGATAGCGGTCTCCGGTGTTTGCCAGAGGCCGCTGCTTTCATATTCCTATATAACTTTATTTGTGGTCTTTTATAATTCCCATAGCATCTGTAGATAGATCTTTTCCTTCAAATGTAGTCAACAATTTACCAGGGAAGTGCTTCTCATACCACTTTTCTTTTATCTCCCAATGTGCTCGATAATCCGGTAAATCCAATCTTCCCACATGCTCCCAATAATATGTTTCTCCTCTGAACTTTACTGTAAAATCAGGAAGGAACATCGTTCCATCTGGTGCAAACAACGGCTCTTCATAAACAAATGGAACTTCTTCCTGAACAAGCATGTTTGCGATAATCACTTCAGACTTTGAACGTACAAAGTATTCGGACAATGTGGCAAGCTTCTTCTCGTCAGCATACCAATTTTGAATGTACAGCAGTTCCTCCGGAAGTGGTACAAACTTAAACACAGAAGAATTAATTCTTCTCACAGCAGACTTTTCAATATGTCCAAGCGAGCTCAGTGTTCCTATATCCTCCTGTAAAAAGATGGTGACCTTTTTCTGTGCACGTGTTATTGCAGTATATAACAATTCCATCGATAATAGATGACTGTCACGTTTAGGAATTACGATATAAACATAATCAAATTCCGATCCCTGAGATTTATGCACACTGATTGCATATGCCAATTCAAGATTATCCTGTGGCTTTTGTTCCGGAAGATTCCAACCTTTATCATTCTTGCCATATTCACGCCCATAGTTATAACGTAACTTTTGACGATTTCTGTTTGAAAAAGCAACCTGGAATCGTTCAATCGTGCTCAAATATTTATAACGCTTATTCTTGGAATCAAAAGGATGCATTAATACAAGACCAATTTCACCATTAAACACTTCGTGCTGTTCTGTAGTCCGTGTTTCCTGATTATATGCATACGCCATATCTGACTTTGGTCTGTTTCTAAATTGAATTACCTTATCAAAGTAACTGATTCCATCAAGATTATATCTGCTACTCCAATATGGATTAAAATCGTTTTGCATTAAGGTATTAAGTGCTCCGGTTCCATAAAACTCGCCTCTATATGGAGAGATAACTTGAATCGCATCCGGATTTGATGAGCCATCCTCTTTACGAATTGCCTGCTGCCATAATTTATCTGGGCTCTCATACACTGTCATGCCTGTAATCTTTTCCATGTCCTGAATAATTACATCATGCAAACATGTTTCCAAATCAGTTTGTTCTTTCCAGAAATAAACGGCCAAATCTTTATCAATATCACCGTTACCATTTTCCATGATTTTGGTGAAAAGAACTTCCTTCTTTCGTTTTAATTCATCCGATGATGAGCTTTCAGACATATCAGACTGCTTTTCCTGAATAAACAGTTCTGCCAAATCAAGAATTCCGCATCCATTACCTTCAACACGGTTAACCAGTTGTCTTATATTCTCAGTCAGCACTCCAACATTATCTGGATATTCTGAATTTAACCATTCAATGGTGTCCGCAAACACTTTCCCCCTGCCTATAGGTGGAAGCTGATTCGGATCGCCAACTAAAATAAGCCTTTGAACACTATTCCAATTTATACTTCTCAATAATGTAGCAAAAAGATTCAGGTCAATCATGGAACATTCATCAATAATGATTGTATTTACATCCTGACCCTTACCTCCTCCAACCCTTTTCAAAGTGAAGTTCTTATTAAGCCATCCATTGCTTGCTAAAAAAGAATGAATAGTTGATGAATTCTTATCTGTTTGAGTCTTTATACGTTCTGCTGCTTTTCCAGTCGGTGCCATAAGAAGGAATCCTGCAGCCTGTCCATGAACTCTTTCAATATTTTCAACAATAGCCTTAATTACAGTTGTCTTTCCCGTTCCTGCCGCTCCTGAAAGAACACAAATCGGCTTTGAGAAAATCTGAATACAAATATCAGCCTGCTTATCAAGGATGTCCTCATATTGTTCAGACGCAGTATCATTTAGCTTAGATTCCGGATTCCTAAGATTCTTCTTAAATCGTTCCTTAGTAATGGCGAGTTTCAAGGAAATATCCGGACGTTCTGCAAGCATAGTAAATGTAGATTCAACCTGTCGCTCGTCCTCAAATACCCATTTCAAATACAAGTATAAATTCTTATCCTCATCTTCCTTTAACGTTAACGCCTTTTCAAAAATATCCTTGTCGATCTTAAACAGTTTAACCTTAAAGACATAACGCTTCCATTCTGGCATTCTATCCAGTCTACGATTAACAGCTTGAACTATCGTTTCAGCCTTACCAAATGAATGCGCCGCTATTCTATTTAATTCATCTACACAGAATGCCCTGAGTCGTTCAGGATCTCCAACCTCAAAGATGTTTTTAATTCCGTACTCAGGCGAAGAAATAATTCCATTGTCAATCTTATAGAACGGAATAGAATCATCAGGATCCATTCCCTGGTACTGTTCAAAAATAATATATGGATTTTCCAGTATTTCTTTCAAAGAAGCTGTAATCGATACATCTTCTCTCTCTTCGCTTAATATATAAGCCATCTGACCCTCAGTAAGATCAAATCGCGGAAGAACATCTAACAACAATTCCTGTTCTTCGTCCTCCCTAAGCTGGAACTCTCTGCGAACAGTCCTTAGCTTATCGATTTTATGACCAAATACCTCATCTACGTCTCCATCAAGCAATAATCTTACTTCTTCACGGAATCGTTTCATATCCCCTTCATTTGTAAGTGACACATAATGCTGAACTAGGCTTTCAATCCCCATATTCATCATTGCCGAAGCAAATCCCGGATATGGTCCTCTTGCTTTCCATAGTTCATTCAGCACTCCATTCAGCCATACTTTTCGTGCTTCCCAGTTTTCAGTATCATCGCCAATTTCAATAAGTACATCTACTGATTTTAATAACTGATGGATTATCTCAATGGCATCATCATTTGAGACTTCACGGCTTCCATACTTAAATGGTGATCTGTGAAGAGGCTTAATCGCTAACCTATTAAGGATATCTTCATTATTCGTATATTTCCAAAAAGGAATTACCAAACCTTCATCCGGGTAATTAGACGTAATTGGTTTTTGCCATACAACACCACCCGCATAATCTGCTTTTATCTGGTCTGTTGTATTCTCGTAATAGTGAAAATCATCAATCTTCTTTATTCTTGATGCTCCCACAATCACATAGTTATCCTCTTCATTCTCAGAAAACGGATTACTATATCCGGCATAATAGAACACTAATGATTTGCCCTCTTCAAACTGAGCAAAATATGCTTCTGCATTACGTTGACGTTTGTTGTAATCGTATGTTTTTCCTCTCACATTAGAAAAAACATCTGCCTTGTACATAGCCTCATAGCACCATGTACACGCTGTATATGGAGGCAATGTCAGAATAGTTGAATCTGCATCACCTTTTTCCCACCATGAAGGTGGATCCACCTTAACTTGTATGAATTCTTTACCGAAAGCATTTGCACTCAGTCCACAAGCGATTTTACATGGATGCTTAGCACATGATTCTCCAGCATGTGCCATTTCAAAATCCAAATCTCTCGTTTCAGCAATTAACGTTCCGGGATATGAATGCTGTCCAACACAATAAACATTCTCACATGGTTTTTTACAGATATGGCCATTCCAACCATCGCTGTGCCATGCAAGACGAATACTCATATGTATGGCCATAACTACCTCCTACACAATTTCTATCCACCCTTTGCTAAGACACATTTCCAAATCAAAATTAGAAACTTTTCCAGGATTGTTTTCAAACTCTAATCCTAAGTATTTTCCATCGCAAGTCTTAACAACCGCATGGGCTCTCTTGCCTTTATGGTATACTCTCTTGCCAATATAATCCTTATAAATATCAGTTCCAGAAACTACTACTTCAGCCTCCGGATCATCATCCTCTTGGACAGGCTTATCAACAGGCTTTTTCTGGCCACTGCCTGTACTATCTTTGTATTTGTCTACTGCTTCCTGAAGCGCACGCAATTCTCTAATTTCAGCAATATGTGTTTGAGTAAACCAGATTGTTTCATTACCGAATGCAACTTCGACTGGATCCATACTTCCTATTTCTGCATCAGACAAATTCTCAATATCTTCCAAGAAGCATTCCAAATCGTATTCATCTGCTCTCATTTTTTTATATTCAGAAGCGCAGTTTGGACATAAACACAAATTCATCGGATCAAGCTCAACCTCTGGAGAATTCGCAATCTGACACATCTCAACATTCGGGTAAGCATCATGACACATCTGACAAGCATATTTATAAGCTCGGTCCACCTTGTACATATTAGTAAGATAAGCTCTAACTTCACTAACCGGTTTGCTTACTCTTATCTTTCTTACCCTGTATTCATACTTAGTCGGGCTTGCAAAGCAAAGAACCTCCGCAGCATGTTTACGAAGAGAATCCCAGTTCTTAATTCTTGATGAAGGGAATTCGTATGTATCCTCAGGAACAACAGGTTTCTTTGAACCACTATTACCAGCACCACTTCCGAAGTTTTCTTCCAGATCAGTTACAGAAATACCAAATCTTCTCTGAAGCTCAATTTCAAAATACTGGTTCTTCTGCTCCTCAGACAATCTATCATAATCCTTTGCAGCAGCTTCCAAGTGATCTGCGTCGCTCTTCTTAAATCCTAAGATTTCGTAAAGTTCACAATCTGGAACAACATCTCCATATAACTGAGGATTCAAATCTCTCTTTGTAATCTCTGACTGAGAAACTAAATCCAAAGACTCTGTATATAACCATTTGCCGCTCCAGCTAGATCCATAATACATGTGCTTAGGACCATCTTTGCGGACTCTGGTAACAATTTCTGAAACTGCATTGTTCAGGTTAGGCGTACTTCCACCTACATAAACAGTACCCGTCAGCTTATTAACATTATTCAATAAGAAACGGAATATAAAGCTTGATTTTGCCATTGAATCCGGAGACTTTGGATGGCTTGAAATATATTCCAAAACTTCTGGCAAACTCTCCAAGGTAAGTTTCCATCGAAACTCACCATACGTTGTCCAGTCTGGCTGACGGCCAGGATTGCCTGTATAGTATTCACCAGTAGTTCTTGACTCATTCTTTGTGATGCTCTCTCTCACACCGAACAGTCTCAGCTGATCTACTGAAATTTCATCTATCTCATAAAAATCCACATCTACGTAAGCATAAGTAGCTACATGATTAAAATACTGTTCTATGCTCATACCATCAGAATTCACGGAGAAATACACTGTCTCTCTCTGAGGATTCACAAAGACAGTCTTTCCATCTTTATGGCATCTTACCGACATATATTTTTTAATGAGATTGTCTACTTCATCCTTGTAATCAGGATTCTGCCGATATTTCATCAACTTCTTAACATCCGTAATATGCTGATCATCAGAAATATTTGCACTGCCCTCATATCGACGCTTAAAATCTCTAATAAAGAATTCATATTCATTCGGCTTCTGCAGAGAAAGAATTTCAGTGAAGAAATGTTTACAGTGCTCAAAAATATAATCATCTACAAATGCAATATCATCGGTGTCATCAATATTCTTTGACGGAAGAAATACATTTGGAAGGTATGAAGCATTCTCATAACCTCTCCACATAAAGCTGTAATCATTTGTGCTACCGTCACTCTTACGATATGGTGCAACGAATCTTCCTGTCGATGTTTTTACAAACTCAGCCGTAAGCATATTAGAGCCACCACGCTGTTTTGAAAATGCGGCAGCAACAAACGCATACATATTGTACAGTTTAATTAACCATTCGTCATCTCTATGAGTAAGGAATGTTCTGTTTTCATTAAAGTTATTACGCAAATTCTCTGGACGAATAACCTCTATATCAAGAGTATCCGTCAGGAAATCGTATAACGTCTTGTATGTCTTATTTGTCTCCGTTAAAAACGTAGGAAGCCAGTGATAATCTGTTCCATCATCAATAAGCTCTGTCAGCAGCTCATCAGTAAAAAGTTCTGCAAAATCAGAACCTCTGGCAATCTTAACGCTTTCTGAAGATGCATAACTACCATCTTTACAAAGTAGGAGATTTTCTTCCTGCATCATGTCTGTTGTTGCTTCAAACATCCCTTCAAACAGAGGAGCGCTATAAAATACTTTCTCATCAATCGGCAAAATATTCAACAGACTAAAATCAAGTTTTCCTTCATCTCGAAGTTCAATAACGCTATCCCTAAGCAATGCTGCCGTCTGCTTAGCAAGTTCAATATTATCCTTATCATCTGCTGGTACACTACTTCTGTTAGGTGTTGTACGATAAGGTCCCTGTACGATAAACTTAAGCTTACTCTCTGTTTCTGTAGGGAAGTACACAGAAATGTATGGATATTTTGACGGTTTGAAATCATATTTACCATCTTCACCAACATTCAAAGTAAAAGCAATATCAATAGTTCTGCCAGCCTGTATTCCCTTTACCGGTCTGGTAAATACAAGATAAGATATTACTTCTTCTTTGTCCTTCTTGCTGTCTATCTCGCCAATAGCAGATACCAATGAGCAATGGTCGTTGATTACAGTTTTATCCAGTAAATATGAGCCTGATTTTTTCAGATTAGGAAGCTTAATTTCATAATCTATAGATTGCAGATTCTTCATAAATAGGAGTGTTGTAATTCCAAGATTTTGAAGTCTCTTGGACAGCACTTCATTAAGCTTTTTGATATCTTCAAAACCTGAGAATGAAAACCCAACACTATACGGGAAAATAAACTTTGTTGTATATCCCGCGTCTACTTCCTGGTCTTCAATATCTACTGGTTTGGTAAAATCAAGAATCTGGATAGAGAAAGCCGGATGCTCAGTTCTTACATCTATATCTGTAATCCCCTTCTGCTTATACAGTTCTTCAAGCATTGCATAATCAACATCTCTTGGATGACTGAATAATTTAACGATTTCACATATTCCAAACACAGATTTAAAACCTACACCAAATTCTCCAATCTGATTTAGGTCGTTTATTTTATCTGATTTACCAATATCGCATAATCCTTGAAGATTATTAAGTGAAAAAGGTCTACCATCATGCACCACTTCTAATCTATCTTCATACTGAAAGAACTTGATTTTTGACGCACCACAATCCTCCGCATTCTGAAGTAATTCATATACAAAATGAGATTTATCGGTATACAGCTGGATGATTCTCTCCAAAGCACGGCGGAGCATACCATCTTTATCCTGGCGCTGTAATACCTGATCAGCAATCGCCATCTTCGCCATCTTATCTTCCTCCCAAATTCGAGATTCGTACTTTACATTAGATTACCTCTAATATTCCATTTGCAATCAATGTTGTGTGTATATCTGTCTGAGCCACTTTTTGACGAATACTGTCTACCTTAGCTTCGTAGCTTTCCATAGCAGATTCCAGCTCACTGTTATACATCCTTCGGATACTTTCACTGGTCGTATCAAGAATCTTCTGTTCCAGTGATCGTTGTCTATTTCTAAAATTATTAGTTAAACTTTCAATCTTGAATGTAGAAGTATTCTCAGCCTCGACAACTGCAGCATTCCTTTCTTCCATCCAAAGCTTAACCTGTTTTCTTTCAAGCCCATCCCAGTCAGAAGGCTGCATCTTAATTGCAGGAGCACCGCTCTGAGCCTCCTGTAAAATATCCGGTAGTTCAGCTGCAATAACATCATCATCGCAGACCACAACAAGTCTGAAGTGAGGATTCATTCCTCTATAACTCCATGCATATACCGAGAAGTGATATGCGCCTACCGGAAGATCATCATTTGCATACTGTAATCTGATATACGCCTTTTCATTTGACTCATAATACTCTGCCGCCTGTCTTGCCAACGGATGCATTGCTGTAATAAAGAAAGCATCTCTATTCTTCTCAGCCGCATCAGAATCAAAGGTAATTGTATGTAACGGAGCCTTACCCTTAAGATAAATATCCCATGTCTGACGAACTGCATTTCTTCCGGCAGGAAGCTTTCTGAAATCTTCTCTCAATGCTAATCTTGCATTTGCTGACAAACGAAGCTGCTTCACATCGCCTTCACCAAGAATATATGTACCTTGTCCAAGTCTGGCATTCAAATACTGCTCAATCATAATCTGTAATCCCTTCTGATTAAGCCAAGGATTCTCAGCATTATGTATTTCCTGAGTAGTTGTATATTCTGATAAATCGAATCCAAAGAATTCCTTTTCTTCTTCCTCTAAGCGATCCATTTCCTGAATCTTTCGCACCTCATTATCAGCCATCTGTTCCAGTTTAATTCTTCTTTCCTCTTCAGTAAGAGAAGAATCAACTGCAATCTGATCAATCTGAGTTGCTATATCTCCAAGGATTTCTTCGCATTCACCGATACTGCTTTCAAAGATTCCAATACGCATTAGACATCTGTAATAAATATCAGCATCAACGGTTCCGTTGGTTATAACATTGTAAATGCTGACAGCCTCACTCTGCTGTCCACGTCTGTCGATACGACCAATTCTCTGCTCTATTCTCATCGGATTCCAGGGCAGATCATAGTTAATCATCGTGTCACAGAACTGGTAATCCAAACCTTCGGAACCTACTTCTGTAAAAAGAAGAATATCTATAGCATCCGGATCCTCTTTCGGAAGTTCAAATCTGGCTCTATAATCCTGACGCATAGAATCTTTTACGCCACCATCTACCTGTTCTACACGTAAACCGGCTGCTTTCAATTTTTCTTTCAGATATCTGAGTGTAAATCTAAATGTACTGAACAGAATGATTTTATTATTATCCTGTTTCTGCTTCTCCATTATGGCTGTCATCATCTGGTCGAACTTCGGATCTTCAGTTGGAAGATTGTCTGCCATCCTAAGAAGATTCTGAGCTAATGATTCCAATGCTCCTGCTGATTCACCTGCAAATTCAAATCCAGGCATCTCATTGTCAGGATCATCTTCAATTTGCACAAATCTTCGCTTAATCAAGTCTCTGATATGTGGTGCCAGACCAAATATACAGCTTGCTGCCTGTCTCTTGATTGTTGACATCATAAACGGAATTGATCTCGCATCACCATGAAGCTGTAAAAGCGCATTCTGTTCAAATCTTAAAAGTTCATCGTGAAGTGCCTGCTGTTCCGGTGTAAATTCAACCGCCAGTGTGTATGGTCTTCTAATGCAGAAGTCCTGAATATCCTTACGCCTTGTCCTATTCAGCATAGAATTAAAGCTGTGCAAGCTCTCTGCATCTGTAATTAGTTTTACACGTTCCTCCCTGGTAATCTTATCCTGCTGTAAAGTCTGAACCATTGAAGAATACGTAGGATTGGCTGCAACAACATTCTCACCCCACTGAGTCTCAAGAACACCCTTTAATTCTTCTAAGGCCTCCTGCTGCCAGTTTTCGCCTGCACGACGAATCAAAGAAGATACTTGAGAAATATGTGCATTCGGTCTAGACATAAGATTAAATGTCTGCTTATCTATAACTACATCCGGACGAAGGACATTTAGCAATGTGAAAAGATCATCATCGCTAGTCTGAAGTGGTGTTGCTGTAAGCATAACAACAGCATCCGCATGGTCACAGAAATACTTCACACATTTATACTCAAATGCTTTCTCTTTCTCCATACTACCATTGCGAATGTGATGTGCTTCATCGATAATAACAAGGTCGAAGTGTGGTGCTGGATCCAAATCTTTTAACCCAAAGAATTTACTCTTTTTGCTTGTATCACCTTCATATGTACGGCTATCCAGAATGGAATATGGCACAATCGTTTTGCTGTATCGAACTGGCCATTCACCATCTCTATCCGTATCAGAGATAACCTGACGAAGTTCCGGTCCGGTCAAAGGAACAAAATCTTCATCAAATCGTTTCATTTCTGTCTCCCATTTGCGCTCTGTTACAAGCGGCTTAGGGCAGATAATCATAATATTTTCCAGCTCATTACGAGCCTGTAACTCTTTAATAATCAGTCCTGCTTCAATAGTTTTTCCGACACCAACACTGTCAGCAATCAGAATTCGAGGCTCATCTGCATGAATCAACTTCAATGCTGGTCTGAACTGATATGGAACAAAATCAATTCTGGCAGAATTCAGTGAATACAAATCTCTGCCGGATGGATTGTTAATCTGATATGCAGTCAAATAGCTTCTAAACGTGTTAATATCCACCCAGTTATAATTTACCTTTTCAACAACTGGTGCTATCTGACCGGAATAGTATGTCTTAAAACTACCATCTACAAATACATCATACTTTTTCGTATCACCAAGATCTGTGATAGACATTACGATACCTTTCACAGAAGGATCGCCAATTAAATATACCAGGCTCTTTTCTGCAATATCGTTCTCATCCCCTGCTTCTTCCTGTTCCACAGAAGCAGCTTCTTCTGTATTTGAAATAGTAGAAAAATCGACTGTTGATGGAGACTTCACTTCCTCAATCATGATGTCAACTTCGCTAATTAGTTTGTCATCACATTCCATCTGCTCAAAGAACTGATGCAATGTAGTTAAATCAGCAATAATTGTATCCTTGCCCGGAAGCACAGCACTACAATGAGCCCAGTTATTTCGAACACGCATCATATCACGGATGCATTCCCTCTCCCTTGCAGGAAGATATGCCACATTTCTCATTGCATACCAGGACTTGTCGGCAATGCGCAGAAGAGCAGCCAAATCAAAATCTTCCAGCTTGGTAAAACCTCTACTTTTTGCTGTTTCTCTTTGAATATAACTCAATTTTTCAATTACGCACTCTTCCCACCAATCATCAGAGGTCTTGGGAAGCAGATTCCCAAGCCATTCTTCTAGAAGTTTTGCTGATGTATGAAGATAAGTATTCATCCTGCTTACAATCTGGTTATTCTCCATCATGAAGCCTCCAATCTTTTAGTACTTACATAAAGAATCCATCTGTTTCAAAGATGTGATCCAATTCATCATTAGTCATAGCACGTGATACCTTATCACGAACCAAGCTCCTTGCCATATCAAGTCTCTTGAAACGCTTCTTACCAGCTCCATCCTTCCCCATTCTGATAAGCTGTATTCTTCCTACGCCCGGATTCTGTCTTGCATATTCCGCAAACCCCTTTGCTTTTCCAAGGTTATCTATACGAGTAGGATCATGTGGTTCTAAAATATCAATCACATATTCCATATCTGAATCTTTACGCACAATGATAAAATCTGGATAAGCCGGTTTCTGTTCTCCTCTCATCTCATAAGGAATGCAAAGAGACCAAGGCTTTCTAGGAGGGTTTCTAAGCCAACAAACGAAATCTGTCTGTGACTGCTCCTCTTCCAAAACGCCTTCTTCCCAGTTGTTAAGGTTAATCTTCGCAGTCCCAGAATCATCTACAAATAAATGATCTGTATAATTTCTGCCATTGATTTCTCTTGGCTGCGTAATAGTTTCAGGTAATCTAAAGTTATGCTTAGAAACAATATCTCCATCAGATACAATTGTGTTATACTGCTTGATGAATCTTTCTTCCAAGCCAATAATCTTTCTACGATAATCATCATTCATCTTATGGAACATTCGCTCTGCATATGACATGAGTCTTGCCATGCAATTATCATCTGCAGCATAGAGAATTACATCAATTTTGAACTCGTTCGGATCATCTGGATTATAGAAATATCTACCGTACTTATTACCAACACCTTCATTTCCAAGCTTGTTTTCAGCTCTTCTAAACTGTCTATCAATATCTGTATCTGTCGTAGACATGAGATGGTAAAGGATATTGTCATCCTTAACAGTCTCACCAAATGCATCAAATACCTGAGACTTCATTTCAAATTCCATAATATGATGAGCCATCTCATCATACTTTCCATCACGTCTCAGTCCGGTAACATACTCTCTTATCATTTTTACAATTTCTTCAATTACATCATCTGTCGCGTCTGCATATTTTCCTGACTGTGTAAGAAGTCTTGCTAAGCTATACAAAGAATTTAAATAATTATTGATTCTTACTGTTCTAACATCATATGAAAGAAGGCCAGAATCGTTAATCGCTTTCATAACAGCCTCACGATCAAATGTTTCCTCCGACTCATCCTGTGAAACCTGTGGAAGCATAACTGCTGATGTTGCAGTATTTGTAGATTGTTGATTCTGTGTCTGGACATTTGAAGGTATTGATACATTATTTGCAGGCTGGCTTTGTGTTACCTGATTAACACTTGTTGCCGGTGTCTGGTTTTGAGCACCAACCGAAGCAGCACTAATATTAGTAGCATTTGACGAAGTTCCATATGGTGCTGGTTGCTCGTGCACCGTATTAGCCATAGATATTTCTGATCCGTTGCCAGTCATATCGAAAAGTGATATCTGTCCAGGTGTGGTGTGCTCACTACGTGCTCTGGTTCCAGAAGTAGTTCTTGGTCTGACTGTAAGAGTTTCCATCACTCTTGATTCCAAGGATTCTCCGTAAATATCAGCCGGAAGCTCTCCACCTTCAGCATTCTGCAGCTCATTTACAACATCCTTAACTGTATCCTCATTAAAGTATGGCAAATAAAGATGTACATCATTCAGGGTATCATCAACCTGAATATGCATCTGCATAGGAGTTCTAATCATTCTTCCCAGAAGCTGGGCAATATAAGTTGCATCAGTCGCATGACGAAATGACATCATAGTCTCTGCACGAGGACAATCCCAACCAGTTGATAAACTTTCTTTAAAAAATACAACTCTAATTCTCTTATCCTCGGTAATAGCTGATGGTTCAACATACGGAACGTTCAACCCATTGATTTTCAAGACAGAAGTAGTCTGCCCAAATGTATGAACTACTTCGCCTTCCTGAAACTTAATACCACATCGTTCCTCGACCTTCCGAACGCAATCATCCAGATCCGTCGCAGACACATTTGAACCTGTGCTGTTCTGAACCTGAATAACAAGAATTGGATTTACATAGGCATAGTGCTGTTCATAACAATACTGATACCAATGATCCCACTTATCCTTCCATTCGTCTGCAGCCGCCTGAAGAACTGCCATATCCTTATTACCATTGTTTTCTTCTAGATACGAAATAACAATTCTGTCCTTAAGCAAGCCAGATGCACGTACTTCATCCGTTGTAACAACACTGTACTGAGTAGTAGATGTAGTACCCTGTACAAGTGCATTGAATCTTGCAGATGTGGCAGACATACCTATTACAACCGGCATTGGAGCTAATCCATCTTCAGGACTTCCCTTAAGAAATTTTTGCATGATTGTTGTTGCTCTTCCAGCTTCACGTCCCTGCATTCCTCTGTGAGCCTCATCAATGATGACATAGAGACGGTCGCTCTTATCTCTGGCAGTATTGGCCAATGTTTCCCAAATTGTATACTGTCTTTCATCACTCCTCTTAGTCAAATTTGATCCTTTTCCAAGCTTTTGCGTATTTAAAAAATAGATATGTCCATCATTTAAAGTTTCTTGATCAAAAGATTCTTCACTAATAGTAACACATTGATTAAATCTAATACGATCTGCTTTAAGGTCAATTTTTTGCTTTGATTGCTCATTCAATTGCGGTGAATCAGATAACCACACAATAATTGCTTCCGGCTGCTCTGGATAATCTGTATCTCCAAAGAAAATATTCTCAATCAAAGAAGCCATTATAATAGTTTTTCCTGCCCCAGTAGGAGCAGTAAAAGATACAACCTGATTAGAATGCGTCCTTTGATAGCCTCCAATTGCTTCTCCTACCTTCATCCTAAGGTCCGCTAAAGCTCTCTTTTGAAATGGAAATAATTCCGCCTTCATAAATTACCTCCCTACATTAATTCTAAAATTATCAAGATAGTCTCTATATAACTGGAATGTTGTCTTATCAGGATATCTCAATATCATTTCTTTATAACCTGCGTCTGAATCTGTCACAAAATATATAGTCTCAATTTCCGGATGACCATTCAACGCCTCAACAAATTCTATATATTTCTTTTCATCTATAAGCACAGCCATGTGATTATCAGGTAGTATTTTCATTGCACTTCTATCGTTTTCTAATTTGGGACAAGCTCCGTATGCTCCCGATTTCATCCATAAAACAGGAAACAATTCTGACAATTGTCTACCTAATGCAACAGATGTTTTGTCCAAAAAACCAAGTTTAAAAAATATTGCATTTTCCTTAAATCCTTCCGACAAAGATCGTCCATTTTCATAGTTACCTTTTAGCGTTTTACCATCAACATCCTGACCCGTAATAGAACATTTTATTCTCGGCCATGTAACATATCTTGCTATGCCTAGTTCAAGCCATTCATTATCCCCTGGTCTGTACCCTTCAGCCTGAAGTTTTTTAGCTTCTACATCGGAAACCTCGTTATTTGTTATACATATGCACCTTCTACGTCCACCATCTTCAGAATTTAATAGATTAACAGCATGCATCGTAGTTCCCGAACCTGCAAAAAAATCTACAATTAGCGCGTCTTTTTTATCTGCTACGAAAAAATTAATACAGTCTTTTACCGCATACAATGATTTAGGATAATTAAATCTTCCACCAATCATTGGCGATATGATGTTTGTTCCATATCGCTGTGCGTCATGTAAAGGCCTATTCCAATTAGTAGTTGGCATCTTATCCCTTCCTTTAGGATAATATGCAATAACGCTTCCGTCTTCGTTATATCTCTCAATAACCGCAACCCCTGCTTCTATATCTTTGATATTACCCCCTGTGACATAACTAATCACATATTGCTGCGGTGCATTAGGTGTATATTTTCCAGCTCTTAGATATCCTCTAGACCATATTTCTTTCGCTTTTTCTGCGCTTACGCCCCAATTCATTTCGGTTCCATCTGGTCTCACTGGAAACACTGCTGTACATCCCTCAATTTGAGGTACCGTCATTCTATCTACATCCTCTGCAATTGGTTTCCCTATAGCCTTTATTCTTCCAGTAGAATTTTCTACATAAATTGGATAGAATTGATTTGGACCACATGCGCCCTTCCCGTGTCTTCCTCTTGCATTAGCCAAACTACTACGTCTAAGCGTATCCCAAATAACAGGAACATTTTCAACTTCCCTGCTTTCTGGACTCACAACAGACTCTCCTAACTGAACCATAAAAATATATTCATCTGTTCGTGCAAATAATTTGTTTCCTTTACCTGCTCCCGCTGGATTAATAACACTACTTATCATCTGAATCCGTGCTTCTGGAAACATCTGCTCTAATAAACATCCCAAATGAAGATATTCTTTTTCATCTATAGTTACTATCAATGCAGAGTTCTTTGGATTGAGTAATTGCTTTGCAAGTTTTAACCTTTTTTCCATAAATGAAAGCCACTTACTATGTCTATACTGATCATTGCTATCTACATAGTCATTATTATACTTCCAATCTTTAGCCCCTGTATTATATGGTGGATCTATGTAAATACAATCCACTTGTCCAGCGTATAAATATTCCAATAACTGTAAGGCATGATAATTATCAGCTTCAATCAATGTATGCCAAAGATCATTCTCTGGTGCATTGCATACCTGATCCAATGGCTTTAAGTAAGGATAAATTGGTTCCCCAAACTCTGCCACAGATATCAACTCCTCAATTGGTATTTCTTCTACCATATCCGATGACTTCTTTATGCAAATCGCATTCTGCCCTTTAATTAATTGAACCGTATAGATATCACTAATATTTCCATCCTTTTTCGCAACTGTAGATCCTCTTTTTACCGGAACATCATACAATGGTGTGCATTCTGGCATATGTTCTTCAAATACTAATCCAAATTTTTTAGTCTTTGATAATTTGTCAATTTCTTTTTCAATTCGCTCTCGAAGAGCCTCATCTTGTATCTGTGCAAGCAGATCATGTATCGCTGCCATCTCGTTTCCTCCTGTGATTCACCAAATTTGTCTATGATGGTACCTTATCATCCTACCAAAGTGGCTGTCCCTAAATACGGACTCATTCCTCGGTAATGGTCTTTTCTTTTATGTGACAAGCAAGGCCTCGCTCATCACAAAATCTCATAACTGTCTTTGCACACTCGTTATAGAACTTCTTGTGCTCTTTGTACTCACTTATCTTTTTACTATAATTTGTTCTTCCAAAGATAATCTTATCAACAAATCCGATTGCTTCTAACAGTTCCATCAGATCCTGCTGTATAAGATTAGGAGTCGGGTACGGTTCTACACTTACCCATGTCTTACAGCCCTGATCATGAAGCCCTTTGAGAGCAGCTAATCGTTCTGCATAAGGAGCAGCTCCCGGTTCCATCATCTCCCGATAATCTTCATCTAAAGATATTAATGTGATTCCGTACTCATTATCTGACGAACACTGTGCCAGTTCCTGTGGCAATATTCCCTTTGTCAACGTCGTACACTTAATTCCTGCCGCGTTCAATTTCTTTATCGAATCAATTGCCATCCGCTCAACTTCCGGATACCCATACATAAAAGGATCCGTAGTAAAACAAAGCTGAACGGATTCAATTTTGTCTTTAAATCTTGGTATTTCCTTATCCAGCAATTCCAATGTATTGGAGACCAAATATGGTTTCAGCCAATCTTCATATTTTTTTACCTGTCCGAACCTTTTCTTTAGTGAGAAGGCATAACAGGGATACTTGCATCCATGAGAACATCCCTGGACGAAGTTTATCGTATAATCTCCATACTCTACCCCTGTCTTATAAAGCATGGATTTTCTTTGTATATAGCCTTCTACTTTTGGCATGTTTAATAGCTCCTATCTGAAAATGTCATTGAACTTCTGGATGCTTTCATTCCGAAGTCCTTTTTCAACACATCCTTAATCTTATTTTTGTAATCTCTTGTAGGAAATACCGGATGTTCTCCCAAATAAGTCCATACTTCATCATTGGGAACATCTTTTTTCCCTGCAAAATGTCGTTGCACATACAAAGCTGCATCTCTCAAGTTGTAACAAGACTCATCCGATGGAACAGAATATACAATCTCACCTTTTTCATTAAAGCTTAACTGCATCTGATTTTCATTATTATGAGTGTTCTTCATAGATGATTTATCACCAAATGTTTTCCATGCAGTCGTCTTAAACAGTTCAAAACCTTTGTAATGTCCTGTACAATGAATAAGATTATAAGCAACAGTATTACTTCTTATGAAGAATGGGAATGCCGCAATGTAATATCGTCCTTCACCTCTCCCACTATTCTCCAAAATTATTTTTTCAATCTGTTTTTCATATACATTCCTATCACTGCCAATATTAATCAGTTCCTCTATTGACATTTGATATGTTTCCTCATATTTTTCAATTACTTCTGGCTTTTTTGCCGTCTTTGCAGCTCTGATGGTATCTGAAACCATATGATTGATAATAATTTCTCCCCAGTTCTTTAGGAACGGCATCATCGCATCCCATTCTATATGCGCATCATAGGGATCATACACCAGCAAAAAATGCATATCTTTGAACATGGTCGCAAACTGATTTCCGATTGTTCTCAAAAGCTCATTTGCATCCATAACTTCCGTATATATCTGGAAATTACTCGTCTGTTTTGGGAGTCTCGTCTTCAACAGATCAATTTTGTCTTCACGCACATCGTTGAAATAAATGTACGCTTTCTTGTCTGTATATGTCTGCATAGCATCCGCTATTATCTCTGACACCAATAGAGGCGTACCTTTTATTTCTTCGCCATCATCGTTTTTATAGACGCCGCTGTTTGACATACAGTCTATATAAACAATTCCCTTACATTTAGGATTAAGCATCAAAATTTGTATCCATGCCTTCACATACTCAGAAATCAGTTCAAACTTTTTCACACTATGCGGAGGCGCTACACTTATCACATCATTTTTCTTTGAACTCGCCATTGTCTCTCTTAATTTTCCTCTTTTTCTTCCGGGATCAAATCCATGATATCTCCTATATTGCATTTCAAAGTTTTGCAAACCTTCATTAACACTTCCATACTGACAGATTCACCTTTGGACAACTTGGTAACTGATGCCCAACTTATGCCCGCTGCAGCCTGCAAATCCTTTTTCTTCATGTCTTTATCGATTAGCATTTTCCATAATTTTTTGTAACTAATTTCCATAATCTAATTACCTTCCAGTTTTGCTTTCGAAATATTACACTGAGTCACATTTAAGTATACCACTTTCTTCTGAAAATCTCAATCTGGAATCTTCACAAACGCGCGAATACTCTCTGAATGTAAATTGAATTTTCTCCGCATTAGTGATATAATTTAATTTGTATAGGTATCATTCAAAGGGGGCTAATTCCATGAATGCAAGCAGAAATGATTTAGAAGAATTTATTTATAAGATATGTTACCAGCCCATATGGACCGCAGTTAATAGTTTTATTGCCGTACACCCTACAGCTCTTCGATTAAGTACATCGCACGTCAAATATCCCGATTCTGCCATGCTTCTGGATATGATGCTTGAATACACAAACAATATAAGTATTGATGAGGATACTCTACGTTTCGATGCCATTATCAGCTGTACTATCGAATTACAGCAAAACGATGATTACAGAGGACTATTAACCGGAGAAACCTCTCAATGGATTATTGCATCATGCGAAGCTACCATCACTGACAAACTAGATAATCTGAAGATAACGGATGTTCGTCCCTGGACAAAAGGAAAGAAACCTGTTGTTTCTGGTATAGCTGCATCCAACAACATTGTTCCGGTTCTATATAAAAAGGACTTAGATGCAGAAGCTACAGCTTTTCTTGAAAAGTACTATCCACAGGCTTTATCAGAACCTATGCCAGTTCCTATTGAAAAGATTGCCACAGAGGAACTTCACCTTAATGTTCTTCAGGGGCACCGCATCACAGATGATTTCAGCATATTCGGACAGATCTGTTTCTCTAAAGGAAAGGTATTGGTACATGATATCTTCAAATGTTCAGAAACAGAAATGGATGTAGACAGAGGAACCATTCTTATAGATGCCTACACCTTTTGGGAACGTAATAAAGGATGTGTCAATAATACATTGGCTCACGAGGTCTACCATTGGTACCGCCACAGATTGTATGCTACCATCAAACAACTTCTACGTAATGAGAAATTCATTGCTCATAGATGTCCTTCTAATATATCATATCCATCTGAATATGAAGAATGGACCGACGAACAACGTATGGAATGGCAAGCCAATAATATGGCACCAAGAATTCTTATGCCGATTCAGACCTTCAAAGTAAAGGTTGACGAACTTTATCAGAAATATAACTATGATGACACACCGCTAAAAGTTGATGCCCTTACCTGTATTGCTGATGAACTGGCAAAGTTTTATGATGTTTCAAGGCAATCTGCTCTTATCCGTATGAAGGAAACAGGATATCCTGAGGCTCAGTTGATTTTACAACAGCTTGATGAACAGAACAATCACTCCTACATCAGCCGTGAAGATGTTTTCTACGAATACAGTACAAATGAAAGTTTTAGAGAACTTCTTGATTCTGGGAAATTCAAATATGTTGACGGTTACATCATCATCAATGATGAAAAATATATCCTGAAAGACGAAACCGGCAAATATACTCTTACTGAATATGCCTGGGATAATCTTGCAGAATGTACCATATCATTCACTTGGAAGCGTATTAAACGTTCCACAGCAAAAGGTCATCTTCCAGAAGAGATTCTTCATAGAGCTAATGACGAGCAAGAAGTATCAACCTATGATAAAAAACAGAACTCTTCTGTTACAAAACTTTCAGACGAAATAATGAGAAAACGATCTCGCTTTGAAATCAATGAAGGAATCCATAATCTCTCAACAAATGGCAAAACTTGCTGGGAATACATCTTTGATATCATCAATTTCAAAGGACTCAGCAAAATACATTTCTGCAATCTAACAGGGCTCGGAGAAGAGGTATATAGAAAAGCTGAAAAGAACATTAAAACAGATCCTTCTGTTCGCACTATTGTAGCAATCGCATGTGGCTTAGATCTCGATATCGAAACTGCAGAAAAAATGTTATCACTTGCAGGGCGCTCCTTCAGAGAATCTGATGAAGACAGAGCACTAAAATTCTGCATCACTGGATTTGCCGGACAATCAATTGAAGAAAGAAATGATTTTCTCAAATCTTATGGATATGAAACCCTCGGCACCAAAGAGCGCTACTAATCTCTAAAACAAGGCTGTACATCACACCGATGTGCAGCTTTTTTCATGTTTTTAAATTATTCCGACTCAGCGAGTCGTGATAACTCCCTTCTAATCCGTCAATTTCATCCAAAATAATATTCCAAATATTATGAAAGCCGCATTTTAGCGGCATTTTTTATGTCTCATCCCCGACTCGGCGAGTTTCGAGGTTTCCAAAAAATCCGTGTACTATAGCATTAGCACATGGGAACCATCTGCGCAGGGTGTTCCGGTTCCATGTGACTAAAACAATTTATCTGTACCGACCACCGGAAGTGAGGTGCAGCCGAAATGGAGTAATCCAAACGGCAATCTCACATCTGATGGTCTATTTCTGCATGTAGTGGAGCTCTCCATTTTGGCACAAGCCGAAGGAGGGCTTTTATCATGCAAATCAATGTAAATCATCAGTCAACCAACGACAATCACAACTACGACAATCGTCGCAGTTACAGCAACCTCCCACTTAATCCTGGAGAATGCCTCGTACCAATCCGCGTGGACTGGGAAATGGTGAAACACTTCAATATGTGCCAGGACAACCTTGAGACCTGGCATATCGGACCTAACAAGGTTCTTGTAGCATTTGCTCCCGTAAAAATTGAGAACAAGCCTGCTGCCCTCAAGCAGTTCAATACTGATGTCAGAGAACACTTTGCATCTTTTAAATCAGATGATGTTCTCTCTCTTGACCAGTTTATGGACGAAGCCACATCAGAAGATAGCAAAGGCTTTGAACCTGCCTCTCCGGAGAATCTTGAAGAAACCGTTATGCTCCGTATGATTATTCAGGATCTCTTAAAAAAGATTCATGAAATCAATCCGAAGCATGGTCGTATTCTCGATCTTATCTGCGAGGATTACACCAAAGGACAGATTCTTGATGAATTAGGTCTTGGTAAATCTCAGGGATATGCTGACATCAAAGCAGCACAGGCTCTGGCAAAGAAACTCTATTTCGGTGAATAAGCTTCCTCCTTAATTTGAAAACAGCGGTATCCTCACTTCGAAGATACCGCTGACTTTTATGTTATACGCATTTTCTTACATTCAATTGGTAATCATCATGTTTCACGATACTCTTAATCGCCTGTCTCAGACTTCTTGCGTGTCCGTGCTGATGATACCCGTCCTTAAAACGATGCTTATGGAATATAACCAAAGCTTCCTCTGTAGGATATCCGGCACAGTGCAGTTACCAGTAATGACCAGTATTCCTGCTCTGTATCGTCACATCCTGACTATCCGCAATTATGATATTGAAGTAATCTCCATCAATCCTATCAAGGCTCTTCTGTTCGAACATTCGCAGCCTCCTTACTAAACCAGGCTTCCAATGCCTGTTCCACTATTGCATCCACCTGGTTCGGGTCCATTCCCTCAAAATATTTCTCCACAATTCTGCTTGGAACCTTATAGCATTTCTTTTTGATAGGTTCTGTACTTAAATATCTTTTTACCATTGCCTCTGTCAGAGCACCAGAATGACTTCTAATTTTCATAACCATCTCTATGGTGATTTTAGTTTTCTTCTCCCTCATAATCTCATATACCATCGTCTGCTCATTCTCCGGAAGGAAAGCCAGCTGTAATGCTACCTTCGTATAGAGGGCACCTCTATCCACCATATCCTTGAAGGGTTTAATCAGGTCATTCAGCTTAAGTAATCTCCCTACAGAGCTACCGGACAATTCATATTCCTTGCCAATCATATCTCTGGTTTTCAGCCTGTGGTCATCGTGACCACGAGTGATCGAAATTTCTTTGCCTTCTAGACGAGCAATTTCTTCCAGAATATCATTTCTTTTTCCTTGACAAGCTTCCTTCTCATACCTTGCCTTCAACACCGCTGCCTTCTCCGATATTGCCAAATCCGAAAATGACCTTTGCATCAAATTCGTTTCAATTACATACACATAGGCCTCTTCCTCAGATAAATCGGTCTTCACTATTGCTGGTATTTCCTTAATTCCGGCCAGCTTAGCTGCATTCCAGCGATTATGCCCGGAAAGCATTTCATAACCGGTATCAAGCTTCTGTACAATAACCGGATTGAGCACTCCGTGCTCCTTTACACTGGCAATCATATCTTCCAGGCGTTCTCCCTCATATAGATGAAATGGATGGTCATGGAACGCCTGTATATTCTTCACCGGTACCATCTGAACACCTCTTGGCATTGTTACTTCTTCCATATCTCCCATCAGCAGATCCACTGCATCACCAAATACTTTTCTCTTTGAATTAGCCTTCATATGCGATTATCTCCTTTGCAAATTTTCTATATGCGATTCCTGCAGATGCCTTTTTGCTATACTGAGCAATCGGCATATTGTAGTAAATGCTCTCTCCCACCTTGACTGTTGCCGGTATCCTTGTATCAAATACTTTGATTTTTCCCTGGAAGCTTCCGGTCACTTCCTCTGTCAGAACCTTACAAAGAGTGGTTCTGCTCTCACACATAGTTAAGAGAATGCCTGCGACCTCCAACTTCGGATTGATCCGCTTCTTAATCTTTCCTACAATTCTTAGAAAATCCTGCAGTCCCATCATCGCCAGAAGCTGAGGATTTACCGTAATAATCACCTCATCTGCCGCAGCCAATGCATTGATGGTAAGCATTCCCAAGGACGGACAGGTATCAATCAGTATGTAATCGTATCTGCTCTTTAACGGTTCCAGAGCCTCTGCCAGCATCCTCTCCGCACCCATTTCTGTTCTAAGCTTTGCATCCACCACAGACAGATAAATAGATGATGGAAGATAATCCACGCCGTCTCTACTCTGAATATAATCCTCAAAGTTCTCTGGCATCTCTTCTTCCATCTGATCCATCATCAGATGACCAATCGTATATTCTAAGGCTCCGGTATTCTCTACTCCGTAGCAGGTAGTCAGATTTGCTTGACTATCAAAGTCTACCGTCAATACCTTTTTTCCCAACTCCTTCAAAGAATAGGCCAGGTTAAGTGTGGTCGTGGTTTTACCCACGCCACCTTTTTGTGAACCGATGACAATAATCTTTCCCATAATCACTGCACCTCTCTTCCGTTATATTCTGTATTTCTCTCAGCCACAAACTGCGCATGGAGCTGTTCCTTCTCCGCCTGAAAACGCTTCTGAAGCTTCTTCATTCCCTTCTCCATGAATTCTGCTTCTGCCTTTGCCATTGCAGCCTTTTCTGCATCCGGAGTAATAACCAGCTTCCCATCCTCACAGCTGACAGTGATGTAGTCACCAATCTCAAATCCCATTTCCTTGAGCCATTGACCTTTGAGAATAATGGTGGGTGTTGCCTTGTAGTTATACCCGCTCTGTTCGTGAACCTTCATGCTTCTAATCTTCTGATTTTTCATAAGCTTGTCTCCTTTTTCAATCAAATGTTATTTTTTGAAAATCTTACATAGTCTTATGTATCAATCTGTGCTATACTCTTTACAGGCATATCTGCCAATACACATCCTGGAGGCTTGTCATGAGTGAAGAGAAAAATGGTTCCTATAAGGGCTTAACCGAAGCTCGTCGAAGAGCTAACAAAAAATATAATGATCGTTTCGTTGAAATCAAGGTTCGTGTCACCCCAGAGAAACGTGCCATCATTAAGGACCACGCAGAAAAGATGGGTGAAAGTGCCACTGCCTTTATCAATAGAGCAATCGATGAAGCCATGAAACGCGATCAGGAATCAAATCCCGAAACGTAAAACATCCGGTGACGTATGGATACATTTCCACACATCACCGGATGATTTTTCCTCTCAAAAATTATCTCCGTTGTGTAATTTTCTATATGAGTATATTTGCAACAAGGCTCCCCATCTGCATGTTTTTTCATTAATTTTTACACATTTCAAATGGTCTGAACTTGGTCTAAAACAGAACTGTGAAGCTTCCCTTTCCCCGATAAATCAAGACTTTTTAGAGAGTTGCCAGTATATTGCCGTGACAGATAAATAATACTTTTATCATTGTTGCATAACCTCGCATTTCTTAGTTTTTCTTGGTTTTTCGGGCTTTGTAAGCCTTTGTAAATTTTTGCTTTCTGGCATAACCTGGTTTATTTTCGCATAATATCGTCCGCAAAAGGTGTAAAATAAGGTGTATATTTTTCTATTTTACACCTTGCTGTTATCAATTAAAGATCGCAATTACACAATCCGAAGTCTGGCGATTTCTTCT